GCCAAGAATCTGTCGAAGCTCTCTGGTGCTCCGGCCTACACCATCCATCGGGCCTTTGCCGCCAAGGGCAAGAGCGATGAGAAGCGGGACACCACCTACGCGGGCATCGTGGGTGACGCGGACCGAGATATGAAGGGGGCTGATGCCGATGGTCTGTGGGGCTACAGCCAGGACAACCCACATCCGGCCCAGGTCGTCGTGGTGGACGAGGCTTCGATGCTCGACCAGCATCTCATTTTCCGTCTGTTGACCTGCACTTCTCCCCAGTGCCGTATGGTCATCGTGGGTGATGCGGCCCAACTCCCCTCGGTGGGACCGGGCAACGTCCTGCGAGACATCATCGCTTCAGACAACTTCCCGACCGTCAACCTGACGCAGATTTTCCGGCAGAAGGACACCTCGGACATCGTGTTCGCGGCTCACGACATCTTCCACGGCAAGGTCCCCATGTGCCAGCCGCCCTCGGACTTCTCGTTGGTGCAGGTGGCCTCGGAGGAACAGGTCCAGGCCGTGATCATGCAGTTGGCGCAGAAGCTCTATGACAAGCGCCGAAACTTCCAGATTCTATCTCCCCGCCATGCCGGGACGGTGGGTGTCACCAGTCTCAACGTGCGTCTCCGTGAGCTTCTCAACCCCCAGCGGGGAGGGTTGCAAGAGATACGGTTGGGTCAGGACACCATCCGTGAAGACGACCGTATCATGGTCGTCAAGAACGACTACCGTCTTGGGGTGTACAATGGCGACGTGGGAAAGGTGTCCCGCATCGACGGTAAGGCGAAAGAGATTGAGCTAAAAATCTTTGGAGAACCGCCACTTTACGTGCGGATGCCCTTCAAGGATGCCCCTCGTCTGGTCCGGCTGGCCTATGCCTGCACGGTCCACAAGGCTCAGGGCCTCGAATACGACGTGATCGTGATGCCCATCGTGGACAGCTTCCGGCATCAGCTTCAGCGGAATCTCCTGTACACGGCGGTGACTCGGGCCAAGCAGAAGGTCGTTCTGGTTGGCACTCTCTCCGCTTTGTCTAGGGCGGTCGCCAACGACCGAGAAGACTTGCGGAACACGCTGTTCAAGGACCGAATCATCGGGAACGCTGCATAGAGGGGGGTTCATCTCCACTCGGACAGGGTAGAAGAAGTGGCACTACCGCCTGAATGGAGGCTGGACAAATGAGCATTACCGACGAAGAGAAGAAGATGTTGGCAGAGGCGCTCGATAAGGTGAAGAAGCACGTCCGCATCACCAAGGTCGTCTGCACCCGGTCCGTCAAGGGACGTGGGGGCGACAACTACGTGGGCTTCAGTGCGGCCTGGGACACCATCCAGGACGATTCCGGGGGCGGGGCTGACTTGAACTCGGCCCAGGATGGCGATGTCGAGCAGGCCAACCACAGCGGCATGACGCTCAAGGAAGGTCGTATCGCAGCGCATGTCGTTGCGATGCAGGCTGACCTGGCTGCCCACGAGCACGCGACGGCGGGGGGCAACCTCTCCTCCGAGCAGCTTGACAACGCCCGGCGGGCGATCAAGGCCAACTACACCAAGCTGATGATCGAGACCCTGCGGAATGGCAACGGAGGGGGCTGATGTCCACACCAGTTCTGACCTTTTCACAGAAAGAGGCCGACCTCATCTACGACGAGTTGCGGGATCTGCACGTCGAACTGGATTCTGACCCGCTTGTCTACGGCCCCAAGCGCCTGAACAACAAGGTCGCCACGCTCCGGGGGATGCTCGACCGCTGTGAGCGCATCTTTCTGGATGTGGCTCAGCGGCTCCATGCGGTGACCCGGAGGCTGCTCGCGTCCAACACCGATCTGGAGATGGCCAAGAAGGTTCTCTACGCCGAGGACCCCGAGACCAGAGCGGGGCGCAGTGTGTCTGACCGGGACGCCATCGCGTCGGGCAAGCTGAAGAACGAGGTCCAGGAGTGCAACCGGCTGGAGCGGGTCAAGATGGCCCTGGAGTCCACCCTCATGGTGGTCAAGGCCAAGCGCACTGACCTGAAGGACACCCAGGGGCGACTGCGGGACCAGCTCAAGCTCTGCCAGGAAGAGATTGGCTTGGGCAACCGCTGGGGTTCTCGTGCGCCGGGGGCTGCGAACATCACCCCTACGGGAAAAACTACGGCACAGGTCGAAGACATCGATGACATCCTGCAAGGGGTGGAGGGTGAAATCACCCTGGCCCAACAGGAGGGTGACTGGCTGGAGCCGGAGACGATGGAGCAGCCCGAGGTGGTGGACGACGAGGAAGACACCGAGGAAGACACTGAAGAGATTGAGCCTGACCCCACCCCGGAGCCTGTTCCCGAGCCAGAACCGGCCCCCGAGCCAGAACCGGCCCCGGCCCCCGAGCCTGATCTTGAGAAGGAGCTGCCTTCGACATCCACGACATCGGAGATTGACGACTTCCTGGCGGACGATCTCGTTCCCGAGGGGGAGTCCTCTTCTGAACTGGACGAGTCGGCTGTGGCTGACATACTTTCGTCTTTTGAAAAAATGTAGCCCAAAGGGGGGTACACTTTTTTGAGGGCAGGGTATAAGAGGAGACACCGACGAAACCTGTCTAGTAGACTTAGTTTCGTCCTAAAGCCAAGAGGAGGCTAGAAGACAATGGGCGGATTCCAGACTTTCAGTTTCGGTCAGAACGACGAGCACATCGGCAACAAGGGCAAGCGCGTCAAGTTCGAGCAGGGCAACATCTACCGGGCGTCCTTCATCTGGTGGACGGGCCTGGAGGACGGCAAGCCCGACTTCGACGGTGATGCTCCGCAGTTCGTCGGCGCTCCCATCCACTACATCCCCACCGTGGGCTACGTCGTCAACCAGGGGCCGGAGTACACCAAGATCGCGGGTTCCCCGGCCAAGACCCGCATCGCCACGGTGCTCGTGCTCTGGCCGACCAACAAGGCCGGTGACGTGGACAAGACGAAGCTGATGGCGGGCGAGGCCGAGGTTCTCCCCTGGGTGATCAGCGGGGACAAGTACAAGAACCTCCAGCAGGTCCACAAGGAGTTCCCCTTCGGCCAGCACGACATCACCGTGAAGTGCGACGACACCCAGTTCCAGAAGCTCACCTTCTCCCCCTGCAAGGAGTCGCTGCTCCGCAAGCTGATGGAGAGCGACAAGGCGGGCGAGATCGTGGGCAAGATGATCGCGGCGGCGCAGGCCATCGTCCCGACCATCCAGGATGAGGTGGGTCGCGAGATGACCATCGCGCAGATCAAGGACAAGCTCGCAGGCGGTACGGGTGCCCCGGTGGCTGGCGGAGGTGGCTCGTCCTCGACCCCGAATGCTGCGACCACGGGTGACATCGATGACCTCGTGGGCGACCTCCTGGACGACTAGGACCCGGCCCGGAGAGGACCATGCGCGTCCTCGGATTCGACCCCTCTCTGACGAACTTCGGCTGGGCCTTGCACGATACAGATTGTGCAGGGTCCAGCCGTTGCCTTGAACGTGGGCGCTTTCAGACATCGGCCCGGCAGTTGTTCGTGGACCGCTACATAGAGATGAGGTCCAGTGTTCGAGAACTCATCCAGCGACTCGATGTTCAACGGCTTGGGGTCGAGTACCCCGTGTTCAACGATCTCTGGTCAGAGGGCATGTATGGCCTGTTCCTGTTCACCTGCGAGGCCCTGCGGCTAGAGAAGGTGGACGTGGTGTTCTTCTCGCCTGGCCAGATCAAAGCTCATGCCCATCGGTTCCTTGAACGGCCCCGTGGCTGGAAGATGAACAAGCCGGACATGGTGGAGGGGGCCAGGACCGACACGGGAGGCAAGGGCCGCTGGAACCACAACGAGGCGGACGCCTACTGGGTCGCCCGCTGTGCGGGGAGGTTCTGGTTGTTCCACGATGGGGTAATAGAGGTGGGTGACCTGACGCCCCTGGAGAAGAAGCAGTTCACTGAGATTCATACGTTCGTTCGTGGCAAGAAAGCCGGGAAGACGATCAAGCGAGGCATTCTCTATCGAGAGGATGAGAGATTCTTTAGATGGTCCCAGGAGGACGATGATGGCGAAGAAGAAAAAGGCCGATGACAAGGCACCCGAGAAGCAGAACCCCTTGCTGGCGGGGCGGCAGATCGCGTCGAAGGTGCTCAAGGATGACTCCTTTGTGGAGGTCAACGAGGGACGGCTGAAGAAGTCCATCCCGCATCTCCCCACCGGGTCCATTGTGGCCGACTTCCTCATCGGAGGTCGTTCCAATCGCTTCAACGTGATGCCCTGTCCCGGCCTTCCTCGTGGTCGCATCGTCAATCTCTACGGGATGGAGTCGGCGGGCAAGACCACTTTCGCCTTGACCGCAGCCGCGACGACTATCGCCAAGGGCGGTACCGTGTGCTTCATCGACTGGGAGCACGCCATCGACCTGGCCTACGCGACGACCATCGGTGTCCCGGTGCAGGACCCCCGCAAGTTCATGCTCGTTCAGCCTGACAGCCTGGAGAAGGGTGTCAAGGTGCTATGGGCGATGTCCAAGGCAGGAGTTGATCTCGTCGTCGTGGACTCGGTGAGCGCCGGTATCCCCGAGGCCGTGGTGTCAGAGGGTCTGGAGGACAAGGGTGGAACGGGTGGCGGCGGCGGGGGCCTGGGCAATGTGGCCCGCATCTGGTCGCAGTTCCTCCCGCAGCTTCAGACGGTCATCACCCGGACCGGAACCTGCGTGATCGGCATCTCTCAGCTCCGTGACAAGATCAACATGTCGGGTTACGGCGACAAGACCA